CCTGGTAGAAACGGCAAAGAGCCGTCCGCGTTAATACCTTCCTAAGTTGAATTTCAATATGGATAATGACGTTGCACTACCCAGAATTATGAACTCTAAGATAATTAAAAAGAAATTTATAAATACTAATTCTATTAAAAATAATAAAAGAAGACTTACAAAAACCTTTAACTATCTTAAAAGACTTATAGTTTGGTTAGTAAACCTCTTGAATATAAAAAACAAGATAGGCTTACTGAGTTATACTCATAGTCATATTGATAAGTGTCTGAACATAGCTCTGACTCGGGGGATATCTAGTTGTATTAAATACAACAAAGAATATCGTCTTAAGTTCTTTAAATTTTTATTTAAAGACTTAAACCCCTCTGACTGTGATTTTCGACTTCCCAGATCTTTAATCGAAATTGGAAAGATTTTGAAAAGTGAACAGAATACGAACGCTCATAGAGCCTTCATATCTGCACTTTACTTTACTCGTTCATTTCGATTGAAACCAGTTCCAAATTATAGTTCAATTACGGAGTCTCCTACATATGTGGGATGTGCTTCGTCTCTGAAAGATGAAATGGTCTGTTTTCTTAAAGAATTGGGATTTGCAGAAACTCAACTTCTTGGTGATAAAATCCCCAAGTCGCTGCATTTCCGTCGATATCATATCAGCACAAAATCCGGCCCAAATGGACCGGCTTTATGGTCAGCGCTCGAGGACTATCAAGCTTTACCTTCTGATATCTTAGATTCTTTAACTGTACTAGGTGGACCAAATTTTGGTGATCACTTAGATACAATCAAAAGTCTCGTAGATAACGACAAGATAAGAAAGTTCTTTAAGATTCCCGATAAAAAGGGGGTCTTTAGGAAGCATGTCTTAATTGCCGACAAGGAAGGTAAAACAAGAGAGATAGCTATAGGCGATTACTGGTCTCAAACATGTTTGAGGCCTTTACATGACTACCATAACAGAATATTAAAAAGATTACCAGGTGATTGTACTTTCAATCAGTCAAAACTCATTATGAGCTTAAACTGTGATGAAGGCCACTCTTACCATAGTATCGATTTAACATCTGCTACTGATAGGTTTCCTATTGAAATTCAATACGAAATATTGGTTTTGCTCTCAAATGAGGCGTATGCCAATTCATGGAAGAAAGTGATGGTAGGATATAGTTTTGATTCTCCTTTTGGAGATCTAACCTATGCCACCGGAAATCCGATGGGTTTCTACTCATCCTTTTCTTCATTCGCACTATCGCATCACTTCTTTGTATGGTTAGCGTCTAAAAGAGCTGGTCGGGATTTCCATAGTCTACCTTATATGTTACTTGGTGACGATATCGTCATCGGTAATGATAATGTAGCTAAGGAATACCGTCAGCTCCTCGTGGAGTGGGGTATACCCTTTTCTCCTGAGAAGACGCATACCTCAAAGATAGGATTCGAGTTTGCTAAGCAGTTACGTATCAACGATCAGAATATATCTCCTATGAGTCTGAGTTCACTCTACAATAATAGAAACAACCCTAATAGGGTCATATCTTTCATTGCAGAAGAAATTAAGAACAAAGGATGGGATATTAATCGCGGTAAATATATACACTCCTATTTAAGGGAAATACAAAAGTATTCACCTTCAAGATATAATAGATTAAAACCTACTATAGACTTGTCATTATCCATACTTGATTTCTTGCAAGGCAAGGGCACCAATTTAGGATCTAGCATAGCTAGTATCGTAACTCGGTTTCACCCAAGCCCCACGTTACAGCAAATACCAATGGCTTTAGTCACTTCAAATGAGGTGCTAAGGTCAATGTTAAAAGCTGAACGTCAGAAAGGGTATGAAGATAGTCTTAAGTTCTTATCCAATGGAAAGAATTTTAAGATTGTATCGTTGATAATGATTATAGAAAGAGCCTCCGACTTAAGCAGTAAATGCCACAGTCGTTTACCACTCCTAGCTTATTATAAGAATGACGTTTTTACGCCAATCTTAACTAATACTAGGATAGCGGATAATGAACTAAGCTTAATAGCTAAATTCACCCCCCGCTTATTACGTGATATATATGGAGTTGACGTAAGACCTGTCCAATTATCTGACCTCTAATTAAGAGGAAAAGATATAGACTATCAAACGTCATGGACATTCGCTAAAACATTCAAGAAGAATATCTTAGAGATAAAGAGTTTCAAACTAATGGGTAAAACCATTAGGATTGAAGACTCAGTACCGGTGAATGCCGGACTCACATATGTGAGAG